TGGTTGAAGAACATCATCACCATGATGCCAAAGAATCCCAAGGTGACTGCGCCAGCCAGAATCGGCGGCATCATAGAGCGGGTGGTGGCCTGCATTTCCCGCGCTGATTTCCTGTCCTCGACCTCCAGCTTTTCAAAGTTGAGGCCAAGCTCCTGCGCCTGCTTTTGCAACTCGATCTCAGCCAATTTGACCTGTGCAATCTGTTCGGCTGACAACTTATTGTTGGAGATCATGTCCCCTACTTTGGCCTCGTCGACCCCGATGGCTTTGGAGATGGCAGATACAGCCATCCCTGCAAGTGGGCCACCAAGCGCCGTAGCAATGGTGGGTGCAATTTGTTTAAGCCAGTCCATTATTTGTGCCCCATTTGTGATTTCAGAATTGCGATGTCTTGACGGTTGTGCTGGATGTCGTCGCGGTTCTTCTGGATTTCAATTGACAGGTCTTGGCGCAGCCGCTCACGGGCCAACTCAGCGCCAGTGTTCGTGGCTTGCTTGTTGTCCGAGGTCACCACAAGGCTGATTTTGCTGTTCAGGATGGTGACTTCGTGGCTGAGATTCGCCAGCGCAGACATGAGATACACCACGCAGGTAAACAACAACGGCAGGACGGCAAATGTCAGTTTTTCAATCAACGCGCTTTTTGCAGATTCGTCGGCCATGATGTGCTCCTTTTACTCATACAGGATGTTGATGGTGCCAGCGTCAAAGGTGTCGCCGCTAACTGTGGTGATACGAACGCGATCAAGTGTTCCTGAAAGGGTTTTTGAGCCACTGCCAACAATACACCGTGCGCTTCCCGTGTCAGCCAAAGTGTGGGATTGTGTCCATGTGGTTCCGGTTATATTCACAAACACCACTGTCCCTTGGAATGAAGCACCGGCCCCTGTATCATTTTTAACAACCATCCCCGTTGTCACCACAGCAGTCGGCGTAATTTGCGTGCCGCCACCTGTTGCTGCTGAAACGCTGGCATAGCCGGTTGTTTCAACGCCACCCGAATCTCCAAGTTGGACTTGCAGATCACTTGTGCCGTTGGTACTAACACTAGTGAACATCACCGTGATGCGCTTAACCCATGAAGGAATGCTGGTGAAATCAACGGCTGTTCCTGAGGGAGTAACCGCAGTGGCCGAGACTAAAGAGGCTTGGATGGCCGTTTGAACAAATGCTGTGGTGGCAACAGTCGTGTTGTTTGTCCCAGCGGTTTGCGTTGTTGCAGTAATTGAGCCAGCAGCAAAGTTGCCAGAGCCGTCACGAGTAACAATCGTGCCTGCGGTATTTGCCGAAGTCTGCAATATCCATGTTGGGGCGCTCGATCCTAGAGATACAAGTACCTGACCCGCCGCTCCAGTAGAAACAAATCCCGTCGCGCCCACGCCTGTTTGGTAATGTATTTGCCCTGCCGTACCGCCCGCAATGTTCGTGGCGGTTGTGGCGTTGGTTACTGCCGTAGCCCCAATTTGCCCCACGATGTCAGCCGCGCTGGCAACTGTGACGGCCGAGGTACCTGCTCCTTTAAGAAGTGCGCCAGCGGTGAACGAGCCAGTGCCTGTACCCCCGTTGGCAACAGGCAGAGTGCCAGTTACGTCTGTGGCAAGATTGACCGTGGTAATCCCGGTGACGACAAAATCACTGCCATTCCAAGCCACCATGTAGGCCCTGCCGTTTGGCACCGTGACGCCGGTTGTCGGCCCAACACCAACGATCTTTACCCCAAAGCCGCCCGTGGTTGCATTGATGAGCACATAGGTCTTGCTCCGCGCAGGGGCTGTGATGGTCCGGATTGCGGCCCTTGACCCCGTGCATAAGAGGATCGCCTGTCGGGCTTCATTGGTAGCGTCAAGGGTGGTCGTTAGGGTGGCATCGGCATCGGAAGCTAGGGTAGTTGTCCCCGCTATGGCGGAGTCAAGCAGGGCAGTGATGCTGGTGTTGACCAGAGTGCCCCAGCTAGTGGTGCCATCGGTGGGGAGGGCGAGGCCAAGAAGCGGTGTGGATGCCATTTAGTTCTCCTGTACTTGGGGGTTACCCTAGCACTCGTTACACAGTGTTTATATTTTGCCAGCCCGGAGGCTGGCTGTCATCTATGCTGGTCCATGTGGGGGCTTGGGGGGTGGCAATCGTCACCCAGTTGGCGTTCTGGTTGTCGTCAATCAGGTTCCACAGATACGCGCCAATCACAGCGTCCAGCGCCGTGGCGGAATCCACAAACTGCACATTGAACGTGCCGAAGGTAGACACCAAATCCAGCGCGGCAACAGCTTCCTGAACCTGCGCACCAAACACTGACGGGGCAACAAGCGTGACATCCGTGACGGTGGAGGTTTCTGCAATTTGCGCCAAGAACTGCGCCAGCGATGCTGTCAGATCGGTTGCGGTTGCAGTCTCATTTACTGCGCTCAAGAAAATCGTGGCCGCTTGCACTGTGTCCGTGGCAGTGGCAGACTCAAGGATCACGCTGGCAAACACAAACGTGCCGAACACAGCATCTGTTGCCGTGGCGGTTTCAGCAATGTTTGTGCTGAGCACCATCTGAACTGATGTAGTGTCGGTGGCTGTGGCGGCATCTGCCACTTGCGCCAGCAGGGTCAATCCACAAGTAATCGCGTCTGTCGCAGTGGCCGTTTCAGACAGGCTGGGGTTGTACGTGCTGCCCGGTGCGTCTACGGTATCGGTGGCCGTTGCGGTTTCACTGGTGCTGGCAAGGAATGTCAGAAATGCTGCGACAGCATCACTTGCGGTGGATGTCTCCGACACAGAGGCTGAAATGGCAATAACGCCACCAGCCGCAAAGTACCAACCCAGTGAGCCGTTGTTTGTGGAGTTTGCACCGGCGTACCACTCATCGGTTAGGTCATACGCCCGCACGCCCGTGATGGTGAGGTAGTCCACATTTGCAGCAAGGCCCGAGCCGGTAAAGATCAATGTAGCTGGTGACGCAGCCGATGTGCCCTGTACCGTCAGAACCCGCCCTGCTGCCCCTGTAGCCGTCCAAGGCTGCGTCAGCGTCTGGGTGGTAGTGCCGATGGTGATGTTCGTTGCACCCGTTGCGCTGTAGGTGTTGGTGATGCTCTTAAAGGTGTTGTTGCCTGAAATGGTCAAAGCACCAGCGCCACCTTGGTTGAGAGTGATGCCTGAGTATGAGATGCCGCCACCTGCAAAAGTCTTTGCCGAAGCACCCGTCATGCTGATTGTGCCGGTGCCGGTGACAGTTAAATTTGCAGTATTTGATACGTTCCAAGCACTAATTCCAGGCACCGTCCAAGTCCCGGAACCAATAGCCAATGTTCTTACTGTGGTCGAGGTTGAAGTAACACCAGCAGAACCCCCCGTTAAAGTGACGTTGTAATTGTTGGCGTTAAACGTGCCGGTACTTACTGTGATCGCGCCTACGTTATTGCGGCTGGACGCGTAAGCATCTTGCAACGTAACAGAACCCCCCAGCGAGTTGACTACCAGTGACTGTGTAAAAGTTACGGCGGCGCTCGTAATTGTTTGATTTGTACGCCCAAAAAAGTTTAGTTGAGTCGAGCCTGTAAGCGTAGTGCCTGTGCCGTTGATCCAGTTGCCGTAGATTGACGGTGTAGTTGACCCCGTTGCCAGCGTCATTGTGTTGCTGGTACGGGCACTCATGTCAATCGTGCCGATGTTGTAGGAGGCATCAACAGTAACTGTTGCCCCGCTGTTCAAGCCCGTCGCCTCAAACAATGCCGTGTCTTGTGCAAGGGGGAAGTTGTTTGCCGCTGGCGTACCACCAGAAGTTGCCGCCCAGCCTGTTCCAGACCAATTGCCACCACCAGCAAGGTTCCAGTACCGAGTAACGCCTGCGCCAAAGGTAATGCCGCTGTTGCCCTTGGCATCACCCAGCCTTGTGCCGCTTATTGGAGCCGCTGCGCCTGCGATGGTGATGTCACGGAAGTCTGAGTCTGTACCAGAGAAAGCAGCGCAGGTCAGGGTGCGCGTTGTGCCAAGGGTGTCTGACCGCACAAACGTACGCATGGTTGCGTCAGTGCCAGCAGAGGCTGTCAGTGTGCCGTTGATGGTTTGGTTGGCTAAGAGTGATACAACTTTTAAACCAGCCGATGTGATGCCGGTAAACGACAGGTTGTTGAAGGTGTTGGCCCCTCTAATTTCAACCGTACCCGCTGATGTGTTGGTAAATGCTACGTTATAAAAAGTAACCGGGTCGCCAGCTAAAATACCAAATGTTGGGGCAGAACTGGCAATATTAAAAGTGGATGTTCCAGCATTTAAAATAAATCCAAATCCGTTTATTTGTAACCCCTCGGAACTTGCCGAAATTGTGGATGCGCCAAGTGTGAGAGTGGTGGCATTTCCCCCGGCAACATTAACAAATCGGGCAAGCGATACGGCATAACTTGCGGTATCAAATGTTCCGTTTGTTAAGGTAAAAACATTAGACCCAATATTTAAAGCACTGCCAAGCGTCCACCCGCAACCCACACCGTTTACCACAGTAGCAGAAGCTAGCGTAACCCCATTTGTCGTCAGAGTTCTACCTGTGGCCGATCCAGACAGCGTAATCGTACCCGTGTAGGTTCTTGTCAGGCCCGTTGCAGGCAGCGTCACGTTGCCGTGCATGGCAATTGGTGCAGTGCCTGCCCAGGTCACGTTACCCGACAGAGGGCCAGCCATCGTCAATGCAGCGCAACGAAGCTGTGTGGCTGTACAAGTGACCGTGTAGGCTGTTGAGTTGGACATGGTGTCAAACACCACAGCATCAGCGGAAGTGGGCACAGAGAAGCCGCCAAGTCCTCCAGAAGTGTCAGACCAGTTGGTTGTGGTGGTGGCATCCCATGTGCCCGTGCCGCCGCGCCAGTAGCGTGTGGTGGCCGCTGGAGCAGCCGTCAGAATAACGCCTGCACCTGAACCAGTGGAGTTGGCCCCCGCATAGAACTCGCCGGGTGATGTGGCCGCAAAGCCGATTGTGCCCATTGCAAGATAGTCCACACCTGACACCCTTGCGCCAACAATAACGTGACTTGTGCCAGTGCCAGTAATCGTGACTACGTTGCCTGCTGTGCCTGTGACTGTCCAAGCGCCGAAGGTCTGTGTGGTTGTGCCAAGCCCGATGGTATGAGCTACGGTTTTGGTTGAGGCAAGTTCGGTGAATTGGTTGTTGTTGAAGATGGTTAAAGTTGATGTGCCTGTTGCTCCACCAACGGTGAGTTTGTTGTATGAGAAATTTACACCAAAGAAACTACGTGCGGTTGCACTTGTATCTGAAAGGACGATATTAGCCGTCCCTTTAAAAAAGTTAATAGTGCCAAGAGACAAATCCCACACACTGCCCGTGCCAGATAGCGTCCAAGTTCCTGTCCCCATCTTTAGTGTCTTTGTCGCTGACGATGCCGTGACAAACAACCCCGTTGTCACGTTGTACGTTACAGCATCAAACGTGCCGCTGGTCAGGGTCAGGGTTCGTGCGGAGTTAATCGTCAGAGCGTCAGCAAGTTGGACAGTGCCTGTTACGCAGTCAATGGTTATGCCTCCACTCCATGTGTTACCACCACTGGTAATTGTCTGTGTGCCTCTACCAGCCATAATGGCAATACCAGTAGCGGCCGGTGTTACACCAGACCCCAAAAGCACATTGCCGTGATACGCGGGGCTTGAGCTTGACCATGAAATTGTGCAAGCAGTAGTTCTGCCTGACATATTTAACGTGCCAATATTCCATCCGGTGTCTGTAGTCACAGTTCCTACTGAACCCGCATTATCAAAAATCGCAGTGTCTTGCGCCAACGGAAAGTTGTTGATTGCAGGCGTGCCGCCAGAAGATGGAGCCCATGCAGTTGCACTCCAGTTCTGCGTTCCAGCCAAGTTCCAGTACACCGTCTTGGGACTTGGAAACGTGATGCCTGCATTGCCACCGCAGTCGCCCGCCCTTGTTGGTGATGAGCCAGCAGCAGTGCCAAGGATGTCAATATCACGGAAGTCGCAGTCATCTGCAACCAGAGTGCCAACAGTCAAATCACGCTGAGTGCCAAGGGTGTCAGAGCGCAATAAGATGCGTTGTACGGCGGTCGCTCCAGTTACAGTGAGAGTGCCGTTAATAGTTTGATTGGCAACAAAAACAAGATTGCTTAAACCCGAAGAAGACGGTGCTGCCATTGTAAAATTATTAAAGGTGTTTTGACCGTTAATAGTTACAGTTCGGGGAAGCGTATTTGTAAATGAAATATTATAAAACGCCAAACCAGCACTGTTTATGGTTACAGACGTAAAAGCGGAAGTAAGTAAGGAAGTTCCAGAATTAAATGTTAAATTTGTTATAGCTGTTATTGAAATTGGCGTGTTGGTGTTTATAGTAAGTGTGCTTGACCCAAGATTTATTGATCTTACATTAGAGTTACTAGATGATATTTGCCCGCAAGTTAAATTAAAATTCTTGGTGTCAAACGTGCCGTTGGTGACGGTGAGGGTGTTTGCGCCAATATTAAATGCATCCGCAAGCTCAACTGAGCCCCCGTAGGTGTCAACGTTAATGCTACTAATGAATGTCTTGCCTGCGCTTGTAATTGTTTGGGTGTTGCGGCCTGAAAAAGTTAATGTTGCGCCCCCCGCAAAACCCGTTCCAGAGCCGTTTGTCCAGTTGCCGTACACCGTGTAGTTGTTTCCCTGAGACAGCGTCATTGTCAATGTCCGTGTAGACATTGAAATTGTGCCTATATACACTATGGCGGAATCAAGCGTTATTGATGCTAAATTATTTAGTCCCGTATTCTCAATGACAGCCGTGTCTTGCGCAAGAGGGAAGTTGTCTGTACTGACACCACCGCCAGATGAAGCAGCCCAAGCATTGGCAGACCAGAATCCGCCTGCCACAAGGTTCCAATACACCGTCTTTGGTGTAGACGCAGTGATCCCCCTGATGCCGCGTAAGTCACCAATGCGAGTGCCAGAGATCGGTGCAGCAGTGCCAATGACGTAGATGTCACGGAAATCAGCGTCAGTCAGGCTTGGTGCGCTGTTGATGGTGAGTGTTTGAGCAAGGCCGTAGGTTGCTCCACGGAACCAGACTCGACGATTGCCTGCGGTGCCTGTGGTGGACAGAGTGCCGTTGATGGTTTGGCGGGAATCGAAAATAAATTGCATCACACCAGCAGAGGCTGGGGCGGCAACACTTAAGTTGTTGAATGTGTTTATGCCGTTGATTGCAAGCGTTCCTGCCGTTGTTGATGTGAACGACACATTGTAAAAAGTAACGCCCGCAGCACTTGCGCTTCCACCCGTCAAGTTGGCGTTTGCGCCAGAAACAATAATTGTGGATGTGCCAGCATTAAAAGTTAAGTTGGTATTTGTTTGAAGGCTGACGGCGGTTGCTGCTGTGCTAAACGTCAGCGTACTACTACCTAAATTAATCGTGCGCGTGTTGCTATTGCTTGATATTAGTTGTGTTGCAGTGACGTTGTAGTTGTTGGTGGTGAAAGTTCCGCGATTGATTGTAATAGCACCAGTTGTAGTTACAGCATCAACCAAATCTAGTGCCGTGCTCGGATTGTCAACAGTAATGCCGCTTGTTATGGATTTTCCATTGCTGGTAATAGTTTGTGCTACATTACCTAAAAAGGTAAGTGCCCCTGAATGCGTCCAACCCATTGCGGATGCAATAGTTAAGTTGTTGCTAATTTGTATCGCTGACGTTCCTGCAAGCGTCCCAGTAAATCCGGTAAAGTTTAAGCTAAGACAGTTTGCCGTTGCCGTAACAGTGCAAGTCACCGTGCCAGAGGCGGCGTCAAAAAACACATCGTCAGCAGCCGTAGGCACGGCCTGACCCCCAGCACCGCCAGAGGTTAAAGCCCACTTACTGCCAGCAGTGGCGTTCCAAGAGTCAGTGCCACCAACCCAGAATCTGGACGCCAAAATTATTCTCCTTGAGCAGGAGTAACTTCTTCAACAGGCGGTGCAGTCACAACGGCAATCCAGTTGTCCACGCGCTGCTGCTTCATGGCTTGGATTTCTTCGTCGGTGAATGTGTGGTCGTCAAGCAGATGCAAAGCATCGCGAAACATACCGTGGGGGGTGTCAAACTCAAAGTCGATTTTAAGCATCCCCTACTCCATTAACCTGCAAGTGACAACGAGTACGATACATTCAATGTGTCACCAGACGCGACAGAGCGATCACCGGGCGCTGAGAAATCAGCCGCCGAGAACAGTGTGCCGGTAGTGCCGCTCTTGGTGCTGTTACTCACCAGAAACGCACCGCCAACAACTTGAGTGGCGTTGATGGTAAAAGCGGCAACAGAGGCAGAGTTGGTAGCAACTGAGGGGTTGGCCGTGGTTGCAGTTGCAAAATTGCATTGGGGGCGCGTAGCATTGCTGTACGGGACAACTTCAGTCCAGCCTGCGTGAGAAGCCATCGTGTCGCCTGCTGCGGGGGTGTTTGATGCGCCCGCGCCATACAGACCGATGTACCAAGTGGTAATCTGAGTCACGCTGGTTAGGGCAGAGCCTGCCATATACTGTAAGCCCGTATTCACCACAAGGTTGTGGTTCTCATCTTCCCACTTTAGCTTGCCGTCCTTGTCAAAGCACTGGATTTTGAACCGGCCCAAAGCCATCAATTCTTCACCAGACTTGGTGCCCGCCTGAAGGCCAGCGGACATGGTATCAACGGATTTGACGATTTCTTTTGACATGATTGCCCCTTAAACGAATCTGATGAGGGCAGATGTGCTTGTGTTTGCAGGCATCTGCACGGTGAAAACAGTGGTAGTCGTTTTGTCGGACCCAAAGTCCAAAACCGCGATGGCCAAATTGCCAAGCGCCGTGTTGTAGATAAGCGCCGCACGGGCAGTGAAGTTGGCAGGGCTCCACACTACGTTGTCAAAATCCAAGAACGCAGTGGTCCCAGACTTTTGAACTGTTACCCCAGTCAGCACGTTACCCCCCGCTGTGTACCCAGTGCCAGAGGAGGAGACTTCCCCCGTGCTTGTGTACACCAGCGTATCACTGCCAATGTCGGCATTCGCCGTGTAAAGGGCCATCTTCAGGGTACCCGTTGCCAGAGCCTGTAGCGCTTGGAGCTTGGCCTCAGTGGGCATGGTTTGTAGGATGGCCATTTAAACCACCGGGTTCCGTACTTGGCCATCGCGGTACGCATCCATGCGTTGCTTGCCATCACCCAAGTTCTTCAGAAGCGCCAACGATTGTGTGAACTGCTGCTGGTAGAGCGCCACAAGGTCTGGGTCACCCTTCATGAACCGGATGGCCTCCATCATGACGCCATTGAACAAGGCCGTGTCAAAGTTATCCCCAAGCCATGTGGTGCCCCCAGCGTTGCTCACGCTGATTACCGTAAGTACAAGCCCACTACCAGAACCACCGAGGTTTGCGTTACTCACGCTGAGCGTGTTACCCACGGCGTAGAAGCAGCCCGGATTGGACAGTGTTACTGAGGTAACCACACCCCCAGATACAGTGATGTTTGCGGTGGCAGAGTTGCCGCTACCCCCAGTCAGTGGGACGTTGAAGTAGAACCCATTGGCATACCCAGAGCCGCCAGTTGTTACGACAACCCCGCTAAGCGCGGCTTGCACGATGGACTCAGGCAGGTAGTAAAAGTGCAGTTCTACCGCGTACGCAAGGTCCGGGCTTGGGCCCACCAGAAAGCTAAGCTCCGTGGTGTTGGCTGAGTTTGGGCCAAAAATGGCGTAATGCCGGGGCAGCCCTCTGGATGCAATGGCGTTGTTGGGGTACGCCTCGCGGATGAAGTTCACATCCTTGTTCAGCAGGTACAGGTAATTCCCGCTGGGGCTGATAACTGCTAGCGAATACACGGACAAAAAGTCGTCAGGGGCCGACAGGTATTGGTTACCTGTGGACAGGGTTCCTGTCATGTTTTTGCGTAAATTGGCAAGCTGGACGGTGTTGTAGATGTTCTGCTCTGCATTGCGAATCATCGTGTTCATATCTACCGTGGGAAACGTGTTCTCACAGTAATCCGAAACCGCAGTGACAAGCTCAGAATAATTCATCTACACCTCACGCCATGGGGCCACGAGCCATCACGCCTTTGGTGGCAGCGCCAGTGCCCCGGATTTTGATGCCGCTGGTTTTGACGCCCGCGCCATCGTTCTTGGAGATGTTGCCAACCGACATGTTGACCGTATCAGCGCGGCTCTGGTTGGGGCCTTTGCCGGGGTTTGCCTCGACAGTCACGCTCTTGCCGGTCATCGTGTGGGGCTTGGCGTAGACGCTGGCAGGGCCAACTTCCTTACCGCCTTTTTTCATGCTGTAAGCCATAATTAAGACCCTGACTTTTTCTGGTTGGCGACCTTGGCAAGACCACGACCCAGCGTTTTCATTTGCAGGTTGGTCTTGCCGCCCTTGGCAAATTTGGTCGGCATCTTGCCGGGGTGCATGTTTGCCTCATGCTTGCGAACAGCCTTCTTTGCATCCATGATTAACTCCTTACGTAGTTGCGATTGTCACTGTACCAATCTGTACGGTCAACACTAAATTGTTGGGCGTCAGCCCCGCGTCAAAATAGCTGGCCCCGCCCACCGGAGCCCAGCCCCACTGAATATCTCTGGACCCGCCTGTTGGGAACCCAGCGGTGTTTACCCCCGCCTGCACGTACGTGCTGTCGTTGCGTGGGTTGCGCAGCGCCTGCGGGTCATCCACCGGGAACATACCCAACTGAAGTTGCGGCTGATCGGGCGACCAGCACTCAGGACATGCCAGTATGTTGACGTTCTTGGTCTTGATAACCTCAGTCCTCAAGTACTTGAGCTTGTATTGCTGGCCGCAGATATCGCACATGGCGATAGCCTTTTTGCCAGATGCAAACCGGTTGCTCATTATCCGCCCCCGATGAACGACCTACGCGGCACGAACCTCACAGCGGCTTTCTCACGGTCTTCACCAGCCGCCAGATTGAACTGCTCGTCGTAGGCTTCCTTGAGCATCGGCACCCGCTGGGCAAGCTCTGGCACCTTCATGGCAATTTGATACGCCAAGCCTGCGGTCAGTGCAGGTAAGAAGCGGAAATTGGCGTCGGGGGTTTGGATACCAGCGCCCGCGTCTTGGATGCGGCGCATACGCCAGTACTTGAAGATGTAGTAGGGGCTGCCCACTGTGCCCTGATCCGGTGTAGGCCACACTGTGATCTTAGGGTTATCCCGAAGCCGCTGAATCCACACTTGGATGGGGCGGGCTTGCTGGAGCTTGTTGGGGATGGTGGCGTACGTAGAAACGCTGATACGTGTGATAGTAAGGTCGGACTGCGTAGAGGCGTTGCCCGCGCCCGTGCGAATGACATGCTCCAGCAGATCAATTGTGTCTGCTGGGAGGTCATAGGTGTTGACGCCTTGGAGGAGGTTGATGGTACCCTCATCAATGGTCCACATGTTGATGCCACGGTTCTGCCACTCGATGGTCATCAAGTTCATCGACCGCCGCGCAGTGCGCAAGTCATAGCCCGAACGCATCTCGCGCCCCGCCCGCTCCCA